CAATGAGAGCAGGGGCATTAAGACACCGTATAACGGTACAATCTAACACCAACGCCTACGACGATTACGGCGACTTGTCTAATACGTGGGATTCTGGAGATGAGATATGGGGATCAGTAGACGCAATTAGCGGTAAAGAGCAAGAGCTAGGCAATGAGCTAGTAGGGGTTATAACGCATTTTATCAAGGTAAGATACAAAGCCTCAGTATCGGTTGCAGATCGTATCGTATTTGATTCTCGTATATTTCAGATCGAGAGCGTACGAAATTGGCAAGAGCGTAACGTATTCTTAGAGCTTTTATGCAAAGAGGTTACGACATGATGACGCTAACGGGCGATAAAGAGCTTGAAAAGGTACTAAAAAGGCTACCTAATAACGTCCAGCGTAACCTAGCTAAACGATCTATGAGAAAAGCCGTAGCACTATTTAGAAAAGAAGCGCGTAAGCTAATACCCTTTACCAAACGTAAACAGCTTAAAAAGGCGATAAAAACGCGGGTTTCACTACGCCCAGATGGTACGCTAATAGGGCGAGTATTTACGTTATCAGGCGGTACTAAGGGCGCGCCTCATGCTCACATGGTCGAATGGGGCAGCGAAAATAATAAACCTACTTTTTTTATGACGCGTACTTTTGAAGCAAACAAAGAGAGGGTTATAGACTTGTTTAGGGCGCAGATACGGCTAGAGATAGCAAAAGAGGCGGTAAAATGAGCCTAGAAAAAGGGTTACGGGCGATTTTAATAGCAGACGAAACGGTAAACGGGCTAGTAGCCTCTAGGATTTACCCACAGCGTCGCCCTACTGGGTCATCGCTACCAGCGATAACGTACCAGACCGTTTTTCAAGAGATAACCGAGGCTCTAGCTGAGCAGGCAGGGCTTAGGCGTAGCCGCGTATCGTTTGAATGTACCGATGATACCTATGGTGATACTAAGACGCTGCGTAACGCCGTTACTGCTGCGTTAATAGATTACAACGGTACAATAAGCGGCGAGATTATAGATAGTATACGGCTCGAAGCAGCCGTAGATATAGACGAAGATTTAGAGCCTGCTAGCGGTTCAGTAGGCGTATTTAGGACGATTTTAGATTTTATAGTGTTTCACCAATCCAGTTAAAAAGGGGATAAAATAACATGGCAGCAATTACAGCCAACAAAACAACACTTACCTATGACGGGGTAGCTATAGCGGATATTGTGTCCCTAACTGCGCCGTCTATATCGGTAGCTATGATAGACTCGACGAGCATAGCCGATATTTATCGTACGTTTATAGGCGGTACAATCGACTCTGGCGAAATGTCTATGGAGATACAGTACGATCCAAACGAGGCGGGGGCAACTAAGCTAGAGGCAGAATGGGAAGCTACACAAACAGAGGCACCTACCGCTAAAGGGGTCGTAATTACGTTTAGCGATGACTCTACATATACGTTTCAAGCTATCCTAACGAGCATGAGCGTTACAGCTGCGATAGATTCCGTTGTAACTTGTTCGGTGGGCTTAAAAGTTACAGGTGCAATTACGGTCGCTGGTAGTTAATGCTCAGTAAAGACGCTATTCTAAAGGCTGACGATCTACCTAAAGAGCTGGTAGATGTACCAGAATGGGGCGGTAGCGTGTACGTACGTACTTTACGCGGTAATGAGCGCGACCACTTCGAGCAGTCGTTAGTAGGTAAAAAGCAGAAAACGAGCCTAGAGAATGTACGCGCCCGATTCGCTGTTTTAACCATTTGCGACGAGAATTGTACGCGGTTATTTACAGACGGCGACGCTAAGGCATTAGGCGAAAAATCAGCGGCAGCGTTAGACCGAGTATTTGCGGTAGCTCAGCGTCTAAACGGCTTTAGCCAAGATGATGTAGAGGACTTAGCAAAAAACTAATCAGCCGCCCAGAGCGGCGGTTTTATTTTCGCCTCAGTCTCGCTTTGGGCATGACCGTTAAAGAGCTTTTACAGCGTATAGACTCGGCAGAGCTGGCAGAATGGATAGCGTACTATGGCTTAGAGCCTTTTGGGCAAGAGCGCGACGCGCTTCACTCTGGCATCATCGCGGCGACGATAGCTAACGCCCATAGCTCTAGCAAGAGCAAGACGTACCAGCCAGCAGACTTTATGCCAGATTTCGAGGCTAAAGACCAGAGCAGCGACGATATGAAGGCAATACTAAACTCGATGGCAGGGGGATAAATGGCAACCGTAGGCAACCTAAACGTAAACGTAAACGCGCGTACCGCTCGATTCATGAAGAAAATGAAAAGCGTACGGGGTAGCGTTGCGCGCTTTGGGCGCGCCATAGGCGGCATAGCTAAAAAGCTCGCCCTATTTAGTGTAATGGCTGGCACTGTTGCAGTGGTTGCTATTATAGCCCTAACGAAAAAGGGGCTAGCCTCTGTAGATGCGTTAGCCAAGCTAGCCCAGTCTATAAACTCTAGCGTAGCCGCTTTACAGACGCTACAGCATATGGCGACCATCGGCGGCGTATCCATAGAAAAAATGGATAAAAGTATATCTAAGATGGTTAAAAACGTGGGCGAAGTTACTATGGGAATAGGGACGGCTACAGATGCGTTTAAAGAGCTGGGGCTAGATGCTAATAAGCTACAACTAATGCAGCCGGACAAGATGTTTGGCACTATTGCAGACGCTATAAACCAGATACCAACAGCGGCGCAGCGATCCAGCCTAGCCTATGATATTTTCGGTCGAGCTGGCCAGGAGCTTCTAGTAACCATGCAAGGCGGTAGCCAAGCCGTAGACGATATGCGGCAGCATCTAGAGGAGCTAGGCGTAGTTATTGGCGACGAGCAGGCTCAGATGGTCGAAAAGGCTAACGACGCATGGGCTGATATAGGGCTAGTATGGAAGGGCTTGCAGCAGCAGCTTGCGGTAAACTTTGCCCCACTTTTAGAGAAAATAGCTAATAAGATAATCGCCATGGTAAAAGCCTTCGGGGGTATGGGTCAAGTAGCCGAGTTTATAGTAAAAGGCGTTCTGTACGCGGGGGCATTTGTATTAGATGTAATACACGGTGTAAAATTAGGTTTTTACGGGCTTAGAGCTGCTGTATTACAGGTAGCCGCTGATATTGTACGGGGTATGGCTTGGGCGGCTGAGCAGATCGAAACAGCTTGGAACAGTATAAAAGGGTTACATGAGCAGGCTATAGGATGGACTGATCAAGTAATATCGGCGGTAGCTGGAGCTAACGCTGCCGTAGCTGAATTAGTAGGCTGGGAGTCGATGGGTAAAGAAATGCGGTTTTTGCAAGAGGGCGCGCTAATTGCTGCTGGGGATTCTAGAGAGAACGCAGCTAAAATATACGCGCAAGAGATAAACCGAAACATATCAGATTTTTTAGGGTCTATCGGGGACTCGCTAGGCGATCAAGCGGCAGATGCAGCGGGTACTTTTTTAGATACTCTAGACAAAGGCTGGTCTATGGGTAAAGTACCCGAAACTTTTAGAACGCTTATAGATAACGCTCTAGGTGAGGGCTTTAAAGACTTAGAGGGCGACGTAACGCTAACAGCCCCAGACGTAAAGGGAGCAGCCGAAACGCTACAAACAGCTCTAGGCGGATTTAAAGTAGAGGGCGATCAGACAGCACGTAGGCAAGATCAACAGATAGAGATAGAAAAATCACAGCTAATAGAGCTAAAGAAAATATCTAACAATTTAAGTACAGCGGGTACTGGGGGTGCTTTAACGTGAGCGTAGTAGTAACAGAAACGCCCGATAGTAAGAAAATTAGCCGTTCTACAGATGGATCTCGCACCGCGTCAAGGTCTTTTATCGTTTATGACGACGAGGGCGACATTTTAACAGCATCAGACGTAATAACAGCCTATGGCTTACCATTTGTAGGGCAAGTTTACCCAGATGCGGGGGGCTTGTTTGCTAGCGGGTATAATCTTAGCCTACATAATGACCGTAAGCATACATGGGTAGTAGAGTGGTCTTATAACACGATACAAGTAGAGGATGAAGATAGCGACCCCAGCGATGATGACGATAACCCGATGGGGAGTAATACGAGCATAACGATAGGGCTAACTATTGTAGATTTATATAAAAGCGGCTATACCATACCATCTTCACCGGCTGATATAAACGACCCATCGCCTAACGGTACTGATTTCGGCGACGTAGGCGGCTCATTAACTGATAGTGGCTACCCTATATCTTTCGCATTACCTACGGCAGATATTAAGATAACTAGAACATATACGGGTTTTTATAACGGCGGGGGCTTATTAAGCGTGACGGGTACGCGTAACAGTAATAGCTGGTCTGGCTTCCCAGTGGGTAGCTTGTTATTTACAGGCGTAGGGTATACCTCTAAAGGCGGTAATACCTACGATTTATCGTTTAACATTTCTTACGACGCGTGGTTTCATTTGAGACAAGTACCAGACCGTAACCCAGCTGGTAAGCCTAATTATAACTCTACAGCTAATACAATGGACGTAGAGTGGCGGCAGCCTTTTGAGGTTACAGCGAATTTTACATTTTTACCTACATGAGTAACTACCCAGAGATAAGCCGTGGTTTAGGTAAACTTACCCCCGATTTATTTGGGCGTATAATTCGTATGTTACGTAGCTTCGAATCCAACGAGCGGGTAAGTAGAGATAATAGACCGCCTACGATGATCGGCAGCGATTATTTTATGGCTAAACTAACGGGCTGCGCTGGTCTGGGTGGGGGTATCATACGCTGGGAGTATTCATTTACCGAGGTATACAGCGATGATAGCACGTACATTATCCCAGACAATGCCCAAACAGGAACGGTAGCAGCTGGTACGGCTGCATACAATCTATGCGAGATGGGCAACAGCGGCGATTTAGTAGGTACAGGCGTAGATATGGACGGGGCAGATTATCCTGATGGCTTTAATATGATGCCCATTGGGATGACTTCGGAAAATTTCGACGCAGGTACTACTACGTACGCATCGTTAGACGTAAACGTAGTAGTAATGATGTTTAACGTAAATACCGATACTGACACTATGAATAGAGTATTTTTCGCCGCTAACTCTCATGATGGCACCTGCTCATGAGTGGGGGCGGTAGGTGGTGTTGTGAATGCGGCATAACTGTGCCCTGTGCAGCCGTTTGGAATGGCGATATCTTTGGTGGTGCAGAGTTCTGTCAAGATTTCATTTGTCCTAGTTGTTCCAACGATTGTCCGTCTACGCTTAATGTAGGATTTACGATTCCGTCGTACGAGGTCAAATTACCTTGTCCCTCGGGCTGTGTTGTGGCGTATACGTCACCGGCTATAACGGTTAGCATGACCTTACCCAGAGAGAGTTGCCATTATTCCGGATCGTCAACTGCGGCCACATCTATTGGAACAGTCGGTTGCGAAACATCGGGGCCTACCTTTATAGACCGTACGATATTTGTGAGATTGTACGCAAATGGAATCGTTTGGCCATATTTTCAGCGCGCTCTAACGCCTTGCGGATCATCTACAACAGAAACCCCAGAAGAAGCTGGCCCGTGTTGCGGGGTGATACTTCAGGTGTCAAGTACCTTCCAGTACTTTTCAGGCGGGTACGTGCGCTATTATTGGCATTATGCGTTTAAGACTTCAACACCTGTTACTGATTGTGACGATGAGTGTAGATGTTTTAATACTTATGTTGACGGTCAGGGCCACTATTCTGGGACATGGCCAGAAGATCCCGTGTGTTACACATTGCCACTATTCAATGTGACGGTAACATGATAAAATGTAATCATTGGCGGGATTGTGGGGTAAATCGGGGCGGCTGCTGTAGCATCGAAGAATATGATCGGCCGTCTTGGGGAGTATGCTTGCTTAGTTGCAATAAAAATACTCACAAGATAAGTAGGGACGCGGCGCATGATATTCTTAAAATAAATAAAAAGTCGCAAGGGTTAGGCGATACAATCAAGAAGATAATCGACAAGGCTACGCTAGGCAAGGTTAAGCCATGCGGAGGCTGTAAAAAGAGACAAGAGGCATTGAATAAGATAATGCCATATAAAGGGGCTGATAATGGCTGATAGATTATGGGTAGGTGTAACTGATGTATGGGATTTAGCTAGCAACTGGTCGCCAGCGACGGTACCCGTCGCAGATGATGACGTATACATAACTAGCGGTAGCCAAGATATAGCAACAGCTGACGAGAGCGACGTAGCCCTAGGGCGGTTAGTAGTAGGGGCTGGCTATAGTGGTAGTATCGGCGACGGCGGGGCGTTATCTATTGACGCGACGAGCTTAGACTATTCGGGGCAAGGATCGACGGCGAATTTTAAGGGTACGTATACGACGGTTACTGTGCAAGATACTTCTACATCAGATACAGCCTTAAAACTTGACGGCTCGTCAGATACCATAGCTACAGTACGTATTTTAGGCGGTAAAGGTACGGTAACACTTGCGGCCGCCTGCGAGATAACAGGCACAATAGAGCAGATAGGGGCTAGCGGGGTTACTACCGTAATTTCAGATGGTATAACACTAACGACGGTAGACGTATTATGCGATAGCGGCAAGTTACAGCTTAACGAGGCACCCACTAATCTGACGGTATTTGGCGGTGATGTAGATGCGTTATTAGATACAGGCACTATTACGGCGGTAGATATGTACGGCGGTAGGCTTCGCTGGTCGCCGTCTGCAGCTTGCACCATAACGACCCTTACGGTCTACTCTGGTACATTTGATAGCCGTAACAGCTCAGCCCCAGAGTTTACAATAACTAACACTACAGTACATGAGGCAGGAATCATCGATGAGAGGTCTGGGCTGGCTAATGCTACCTATACTTCACCCGTCCAGATCGAAGGCGGGCGCGTTATGTTCGATATAGGCAGAACGGTAACACTAGCGTAATGTCAGTTACTACTACTTATAGCCCAGATAAAGATACTTACTTAAAAGAGTCATCGCCTACTACTAACTCTGGTACGCGAAGCAATTTAGATATAGGGAGGGCTACCGTATTTGCCTCTACTACCTCTTTAAATGCTGTTTTAGAGTTCGATATATCGGCTTTAACTGATCCTACAGCTATTTTTAGCGCGACCCTAAACCTAGTACATACGCGTAACACTGGGGCTAATACTAATACAGTAACCTTAAAACGCCTAGATCTAGGCTTTGTAGAATCTGGAGTGTCAGGTTGTACTTGGCAGTATGCAGACACCACGGACACCGATACAGCATGGTCTGGGGGTGCAGATTATGCCAAGGGTGAGCCTGCGCCTATAACTTTTAACGTAGGGGCTACAGGGGCTACAGAGGCTTTAGATGTTAGAGAGTTTATATTAGATGCCATATTTAGACGAGCTGGCATATTACGTCTAGTAATAGATGGCGACTCTACCGGTACAGACGGCTACACTACGTACGGCTCTAGCCGTGCGACATCAAGTAGCGATAGACCAACTCTAGACGTAGTAACAGCTGATAGGCTCGTATGGACGTACGGAACTTACCCCTATTCGGATTTAGACGTACCTGCTAATTGGGATAATACAAGCGGCGGCCTTGATCATGTTCCAACAGCTAGTGATTATGCCTACTTTACTGGATCGAATAATAACGATGCTACAAGCGGTACGCTAACGGCTGCTAACGTATATATAGGTAGAAAATATCGTGGTAATATCGGTACTAGCTCGTTATCTATTTCGGTAGAGTGTAAAAATTTACTTTATAGCTCACCATATAGTGAGGTTAATTTACTCGTAAACGATGGTATATCCGATTACGGCACGGTACGTGTAAATAATACAAATATAATACCCGATACGGTTCAATTTTCGGGAAAAACGACTTTTAGGCTAATAGCTACTCAGTCGCCAGTAGTCTTATCTGGTGGCATTTTAGGCGTAGAATGCCATAGTGCTAGAGCAAGCTTTACAGCTTCTGACACAGTATCGAGCGTAAAGATTACAGAGGGCGGCGGTAGGTTACAGAATGGGGCGACCACGATCTACGCGGTAGCTGCTAGCCTGCTTATAGAGAATACAGACTATGACGCTACAGCCATTACCCAGATAGGCGGCTATACTCGATTATTAGCAGACACTACGGGCGATATTATTATATATGCTGGTACGTTATCGGTAAGAGGTAATGAGGGCGCGCCTATTACGCTAACTAACCTAACGCTATACCCTAGGGGGTTAGCAGACTTACGCACTAAGTCTAACACCATTAAAACGACTAACCCTATACAGATGTACGGCGGTAGGATTTTATTAGATGGTAATGTAGATGCGACGATAGCATAAAAAAAGCCCCCCGCCACTGGTGAGGATGACGAGGGACGAAAGGTACTAAACCCTTTAACTAGGGGGTAATTGAGCCAATTTTTCTAGTACCTCTGCTTTAGTTAAACCACAGTTACCGCGCGGGGTTAAATTAAAAGACAACACTACAACACGATTACCTAGGCTGTTTACGCCCATTACGGTTACTAAGCCTACGTTTAAATGTACTCCAACTCGCGCGCCTGTATTTTCTTTTATCAGTTTTTTAAGTGTTGAATATAACATTTTCTACCTATATGATTCCGCATTCCTTTTTATCAAGCATTATTCTTATTTGGTTACCGTCCATGTACAACTTTCCGCGTTCCTTTAGTTTCATTTGTGTTTCAAGCGTTTGTTTTACAAAGTAAGCAACCACCTTGTTTTTCAACGCGGGTCTTAGTGATTCATAATGTTCAAACGGTATAGACAACTCCATCATAATTTTTCTACCTTTCGTTTACCTTTCGTTTCATACCTAAAGGTATTTTCGGGTTAAAACATACCAGAGGTCAACCCATTTTTTTAACTTATTAAAGTATTTTTTATACTACGTCGATACCCGTATTATGATTAAAAGAGTAATACAGCATATTAGGCGGCTAATTGGCAATTACAAGACTACTAAGCTCGTTAAACGTCCGGCGGGATCGGTTCATTATCCGATCATACGTACGCGGGATTATGACTACGAAGCATCTAAGTAATGGCTAAACCAGAGGGCATAGTAAGTATTCATGGTAAAGACTACCAAACGGTAGCGTTTCGTCTTCCCTTGTTTAGAGCTGACTACCCTAAAGGGTCTATAATTACAGAGCTTATAAGCGACGTAGAGGGCGTTATAGTCTTTAAGGCTACTATTATGGACGGTGATATAATCCTAGCTACAGGTTACGCTGAGGAAGTACGCGGTAGCTCTAATATACATAAAACAAGCGCACTAGAGATAGCCGAAACTTCGGCTGTAGGTCGTGCGCTGGCTTTTGCAGGCTATCATGGCACTACCTCGATAGCATCAGCTGACGAGGTAAGCGTAGCGATCGCTAGGCAGGATAACCCAGAGCCTAAAGCGACTAAAAAGCAAGTAGACGCTATAACCGATTTCTTTGGGGATCGAGAGGGCGGCGTAGAGCTTAGCCAAAAGATACTAAAGAGGGCAGGCGTAGATCATATAAAAGAGTTAAACGAGCGTCAGGCTTTAGCCTGTATTAAGCGGTGGCATATAGATGGCTGATTTATGTACAGTATGCTTAACTGGACGTATGACGCGTTACCCTACAAACAGGCAAGCGGGTAAGCATAACGTAACCGAGTTTAGCATAGCTGTTAATCACTGGCAAAAAGACTCGGTATCGTTTTTCAACGTAGAGGCGTGGGGTAAACTAGGCGACATTATCCTACAGTACGGGGCTAGGGGTAAGCAGCTAGCCATAAGCGGCGATCTACGCATAGATACATGGGAAAAAGACGGGGTAAAACATCGTGTAACGCTTATAAAAGCCCAAAGCATAACGCTATTAGGTAAGAAGGATAACGACCAGCAACCCCCAGCAAAAGCGGCCAGGCCAGATGACGAAGTACCCTTCTAATGCTTTACTGGTATCGAATGAGAATAATACTACGCATAGCTCCAGTAGCTTACGCCTTACTAATGATGTGAAGCGGTACTATTCAACTACGCCCACCGCTCATATAAGAGATTTACAAGCAGACGGGGTATCAGCCTCAGCCCAGCGGGTCTACATTGCTATAGCTGATCGACAAACTAAACAATTTGGCGAGTGCTTTAGAAGTAACGCAGCCATAGGCGAGGAATTAGGGCTGCATAAGAATACCGTAAGCCGAGCCATAGCCCGGCTAAAGGCTAAAAATTACCTATCTGTATGGTACGTAAACGGCGGTAGACGTATGAGGGTATTAACCCTAGTGCGTAGGGGGGTAAGCGCAGGGAGTGAGGGGGGTAAACCTCAGCGCGTACCAGATAAAGAAAACAATATAAAGAAAACAACACAACAAGAAAAAACTGTGTGTGCTTTTTTAGAATCATTTAGGGAGCTTTTAGGGGGGCAGCTGGATAGGCTCGTATCGCAGTATGGAGAGAACGCAGTACGTCATGGTTTGGAAGCATGGAAGCTTACGGATCAGAGCAGGGTAGACAATAGCATAGGATGGATCACCGATGCCATTAAACACCGCTACCCTGCTCGTCCAGCTAAGCCGGCAAAGTTTAGCCAGAGCATCATAGATCAAGAAAAGATAATTTATGAGTATGCAGGCAAAAGCCCAGAAAACGCTAAAAAGGTAAAGACGCTATATGATGACTTTGAGGCTAAAAACGGCTACACTGGCAGCACCATAACGACCAGTATTGCCCATAAGATATACAAGGGTAAAATATGACATACAAGGGGAAAATATGACATACACCGATACGGACGTAGACTATAAATTAAAGCTTACTATGCTTATAGGGGCTATGAACGTAGCTAGAATGGCTACAGATGATAAAGATTTAAGCCAGTTACTTACGAGCATTTTAAGAGCTGGCGGCTGCTTAGACGAAGCAGTTATACAAGGCGTTACAGAATGGGTAGCGGAGCAGAATAGGTAACGGATGATAAATAGCAGAGATAAGGGGGCTAGGGGTGAGCGCGAGGCTGCTTCGTTAGTGCAGGCTTTAACAGGTATGCCAGCCCATAGAGGGCAGCAGTATAAAGGCGGTCAAGATAGCCCAGACGTAATAGGCGGTATTGAGGGGTGCCATTTAGAGATAAAATGGGTAGAGCGTTTAAATATCTACGAGGCAATAGCGCAGGCTATGAGGGATGCAGGCACTAAAACGCCAGTAGTCATATCTAAACGTAATTTACGCCAGCCTTTACTAACTATTAGGCTTACAGATTTAGTCATATTTTCGTGTTTAGTGCTTGCTACGGTAGAAAAATACAGGGTAGAAACGTCTACTGGGGGTAATAATGAAAGCGATAAAGTTCCTAGCGTTTAGCTGTACGCACTGCCCGTATCAAGACGAGCAGGCTATAGCATGGTTATTAAAAGAGATAGAGGCATATAAGCCGAGCGTTATAGTGCATCTAGGCGATGGTCATGAGGCAGACGCGGCAAGCCGATGGGATAGCGATAAATACGTAGAGCTTGTAGAGGAATATAAAGAACATAATCAGTTATTAGCAGATATACGTAAGGCTGCACCAAGACGAGCTAAATTATGGTTTTTAGAGGGCAACCACGACGCGAATATCCTAGCTAAAGGCAGAATAGATAGCAGGCTGCATAAAATCATAGATTATCGAGAGCATGAGCCGCAGCTGAAGCACTGGCGATCTATACCCTATATTTATGATCGCAGGCGCGGAGCATTTCGCCTAGGTCAGGTCGTTTTTAGTCATGGCTTCGAGTGTTCTGTATCGGGCGTAAAGCGTGAGGCTCTGTATATGCTAGAGGGTACGCAATATGGGCTATACGTACATGGTCATACCCATAGACCAGAGCCAGTACATCAGATTTACGCTAACCAGTCTACGCCCCTTACATATTGGCGAGCAAATGCAGGCTGTTTACGCGATCTAAAGCCGTCGTATATGAAACGACGTAACACTAGCCAATGGGGGCATGGACTCGTTAGAGGCGAAACTATGCCTATAAAATCGCCACGTAGTAGTAAATGCTGGGAAGCCGAAACGCTAATACGTACCAGATACGATAATTGGGTGGCTCAGGCGGTTTAAATGGCTTTTTTCTGCAATTATTTAAGCTATAGAGCGTTTATTTTAAGGGGTCTTTTTAATGCCAGACGATTTAGGTCAAAAGCTGATACTACAGCAACTAAAAGAACAGCAGCACCAACTGCGGTCTATCGAGGTAAGATTACGGCATATAGAGCTAAGTTTAGGCATTTTAAAGACCAAAGCGGCATTTATCGGGGGTATAGCGGGGTTAATTCCAGCGTTATTTTTTTGGTGGGTACAACGTGGTTAAAAAATGGCTTACAATTATCGGCTCTCTTGTTCTCATCGCCTTTTTTCTCTACGGCTGCTCGTTTCGAGAGCCTGCGCACTCTTTTAGTGCTGGAAACTGGGCAGCTCCACCATTACCCGAAAATGCTTCATCGCTGGGAGTCTTAAATTGGACGGCGGCGATATGTATATTGGGTGGGGTGATAGCCCTAGTTATAACATCAGCCCGTATAGGCAAGATTGCACTGGGGTCTGGGATCGGTCTAGTGATTTTGAGCTATGTAATGAGTGCCTATGCCTTATGGGTACTGATCCCAGCAGTGATGATATTTACGACTATCTCTATTGTATGGGGGTACCAGATGGTTACGAAACTTTGGAAGCTAAAAAAAGCGAGGTAGGTATGCTATCAGATATTTTGGGTACAGTTTGGTTCTGTGTGATTTGCATAGGGATAGGATGCGTTTTTGGCGTATACCTATACCCGTGGCTGAGGGATCGCCTAGGCAGATAGAGGCAACGCCTAAGATGTCTACAGAGAATGATCTAAAGCCCGTAAGGATAAACTATACAGGGGTTAAGATGCCGCCGCCTAATAAGAAGACGTTAGAGGCTATGGCTCTTAAGGCTTGGTTAGACTACTCGGCTCAGATGGGGCTGTTGCTTGATCATGATATGCCCGCATGGGATTCTCTACCGGATAACCTTAAGGACGTATGGGTACGTATAGCACGTGGGCAGCATGTAGTATTGAGCCTGCTAGGTGGTGGTAAGGTAGAGGTAATAGAAGATGCCCAGTAGCCCAGCTAAGATATGTAACTGGTGTAACGTGCCATACCGTAAGGCGTGTACGTGTAAGAATAGTAAGCGACCCACAGCCCATGCTAGAGGATACGGTAGAAAATGGCGGGAGTTACGCAGCTTAGTTATAACCCGCGACCCTATCTGCAGGCTGTGTAGAGATCAGCTAACCATTGAGGTAGATCATATTGTACGTAAAGCAGACGGCGGTACAGATGATTTAAATAACCTGCAAGGATTATGTAAGGCTTGTCATCAAGACAAGACACTAACAGAGAACGTAGACGGGGGGGGGGTTAAATAGCTACCACCCTAGAAATGGAGATAGTCGTAAATATCATCACTGCTGGGATCAGTACCCATAAGGCATAGGCACTCATTACATAGCTCAAAATCACTAGACCGATCCCAGACCCCAGTGCAATCTTGCCTATACGGGCTGATGTTATAACTAGG